CCAACTTATGTATTTAGTAAAGTAAGTGGTGATGCTACAGTTGCTTCAAATGGTGCTTTAACTATTGCAAGTGATGCTGTAGAACAATCAATGATAGCCGATGATGCAGTCGGTGCAGACCAATTAGCAGCTAGTGCTGTGGTAACTGCTTCTATAGTTGATGATAATGTAACTCAAGCTAAGATTGCAGATGACGCAGTTGGAGCAGACCAACTTGCAGCAAATGCAGTTGTTAACGCAAGTGTAGCTTCAGGTGCAGCTATTGCAGATACAAAATTAGCTACAATATCAACAGCAGGTAAAGTAGCATTAACAGCATTAGAGATTGATGGTGGTTCAGATATTGGAGCAGATTTAACAACATCTGATTTAATTATAGTAGACGATGGTGCAGGTGGTACAAATAAAAAAGCCGCATTATCAAGAGTAGTAACATTAATGTCAGCCCAAGGATTTTCTACTGAAGACCCAACAGCATTGGCAATAGCATTAGGATAATAGGAGGATAGATGGCAAATACGTTTAAAACAATAACTAAAGCAGGAGTAACTAGTGCTGACGTTATCTATACAGTGG